GCGTATTATCTCCTGAATGCAAGCGGCGGATTTTAGCATTCTTGGTAGGAGCGGGCTTGCCCCGCGATGCAATGTGACTGACAGAATGCTATCGCGGGGCAAGTCGAATCGTCGCACCGCCGCTCCCACATCCGCAATGCAAAAAGGGCGATCCTTGCGGATCGCCCTTTTTGGTACCACACAGCAGTGTGGATTTGTTTGGTAGGCACAATTGGATTCGAACCAACGACCCCCACCATGTCAAGGTGGTGCTCTAACCAACTGAGCTATGTGCCTGCTGTGGGGCGCATAATACGCAGGTATGTAACCTTCGTAAAGCGAAATTTCATAAAAAAATCAGCAGCTTTGCTTTACCGGCAAAAGTGCCCGCAAACAAAAAAGGCGACCCTCGCGGATCGCCTTTTTGTGTACCGCCAGCAGGGGCGGATTTGATTTGGTAGGCACAATTGGATTCGAACCAACGACCCCCACCATGTCAAGGTGGCAATTGGTAAGCACATAACCGATTGATATCAATAAAAAAACTGGCAAAGCACAACCCATCTAAAAATGCTGATTCAGGCTAAATTAATCAATAACTTAGCAAGGGGTTTTGCAAAAAAATCAGCGCCTTGATGTGTTTGAAATAAAAAACAGCTTGCCACCAGAGGCCCCCTGCTCAGACAGAAATGACACCGCCGTTTCCAGCAACCGCTCGAATCCAATTCGCTGCCGCCGATCAGCCAGCAACCCCGTACCGTCACCTCTGAGGCTGTCTACCTTGCACAGCCCGGCGGTTGCAGCTAAGTTGATCCTCTACCACACTGAATTTGAGTTTTTCCGCCAGTAGCCATGCCAGCGGGGTGCCCGGCTACGGAGCCTGAAATCATCCACATACCTGAACTGGCCAAGCTACTCGGCCGTTCCGAATCCGCCATACGGAGCGCCATGCAGACCCGAGCGGCATGGCTGCCACCGTCCTTCAAACAGGGACAGCGGATCTGTTGGCGGCTTGAATCTGTTAGGTTGTTTCTCAAAGAATGGGAGTAAAGCGGCGGGCAGCGATCGAAGCCTGGGCGCAAGCGGAAACAACCGCCCACGCTTACTAGGGTCAAGTAGTCAATCGTAATTCGGAGGTCTGCATGATTTCAGCTGCGACTGATCGCTTCATGCGGCTTAATGAAGTTATAGCCGTCACGGGGTTGGGAAGGAACACCATATACACCCGAATGCGCGAAGGTACCTTCCCACAACAGGTTCACTTGGGGCCGCATTCCGTTGCCTGGCTTCAGTCGAGCATTTCGGAATGGATGACATCCGTCGTGGATGGCGCTTCGTCAGTCAACAAGAACTCCCTGTAAATCCAGGGTTATTATGATTCCGGTCGCTGCGGGAATCATCATGATCACGCCCCGCGCTTCGCTGCACGAATGTAAAAGGCCCCGCGGCGACCTTCCTCATATCCCTTTTAGAGCTTCCGCTCGACGCGAATCAATGTGTTCGGCCAGATCAGCCACATACACACCGTGAGCTGACTTCTGCCTTCGCTCCATCGCAATGAGCGGTAGCCGTATCTCGCCCCGAGCAATTTTCAGCTTCATTTCTCAGGACTTAGATGGGGAAAGTAGTCCGCGCAGACCTTGTCCAGCGGAATTACTGCTAGGGCATCGTACTGAGCTAGCAAAAGGGACTCTTTTCTCCTGAGCTCACCTCCTGCGTTTCACAAGCTCTAACGCCTTCTGGAATTCAGACCTGGACTGCTCGGCTCGTTTCTCTTCGGCTCGCTTACGCGCACTTGCTGACAAGCCAGTGCGGCCAACCCCCTTGTCGATAGCATTTTCAGCTATGTAACTGTCAGCCCACTCATCGAGCTCATACCTATCGAAACCCACACCTTGAGCACCGATCGGGAACTCCTTTACGAAAGGCCGTACGGTTTTGTTGAACTCAGCTTTACACATCCCCAGATAACTCGGGGCCAACCGCCATCTCAAAATACGCGGCGGGATCTGCTGGTCCTTCATGATCGTCACTCCCCAGGGCCTGGAAACGTAAGTTCGTTTTAGCGAATACAGACAGAAAGGGATAGAGCATCCCATCAGTTACGTCAGGTGAGACGCTCCAATTTCAAGAAAAGACCACACCCTGACCGACTCAGCCAACTCCAGTATGTCCAGCAGGTAGCCTTCGTCGATTTCCTGCTGCCAGTGCGCGGCATAGGCCATCTCGCTGAGCACTGCCGCGCGGCCATCCGGGTCTTCAACGACCTGATCATCCAGTTCGACCACCCAGGCCTGCGGAAGGTCAGTTGCCATACTGGCCTACCGCCCTGCATCACCACGACTGCGCGTAGAAAGCGCCATCCACTTCTTCGATCCCGGTCAGGTTCATTCCGACCTGGGCCATGCCGGTGATCTTCACGTCGAGCAGCCGCGGGAAAGCGTCAGGGCCTGGCCCTGAACTGAAGATTCAGGCGCTGATTGTCGAACACCCCAAGCTGTCGCTATGGCACTCGCTGATCTGGATGTCGTCGGCCAGCGGCTGCATCTTCCGCAGCTGATCAGCCGGAATGGCAACGCCCAGCTTTCGCCGGCGCAGGATGAGGAAGCGCATGCTGGTCACCACTGTACAAAAAAACAGCATTCTATGGATTTGCCGGGGCCGGGTAATTACCGATCAGCTGCTAATCAGGCCGGCTTCTGGGTGCCCCTCATTGCCGAATGCCCGCTGTTGGAATTCGCACGTTCGCTATTACTGGCTCAAGATATGGCAAGCTATTATAGAGCCGCTAACAGTTTATGGCATCTCGTGCCTGGTCAGCCTGAAGGGTGGCACAGGCGGTGTATACTAAATTTCTTTATACCTTAAACATTGAGGTGAAAAAATGCCTTCCGCGTCCGAAAGAGATATCACCAGAAGTGCTTTGATGGCCAATGCGTTCAAATTAGTTGCAGAATCACTTATCAATGAGTCCGATAGAGGGACAATTGTTTTAGCAACTGCCTGGCTAGACGAGTCTCTAACTAAAGTTCTTACTAAATACATGAGGCCAGCAGGGAAAACGGACGACCTGCTGAATCCAGGAAAGCCGATAGGGGACTTTGGCACAAAAATAATGCTCGCCGAAAGACTGGGACTCGTTGCCCCGAACCTCCTAAAGTCCCTGAACCGCTGTCGAAAATTGAGAAACGATTTCGCGCATATCGCGAGTGAGCTGACATTCGAAACCCCATCAGTTCGAGACCGTATTCAATTGATTCTGGACGAAAATGAGGATCTACTTATAGTAATGGGCGATACTCTTAGAGATGCAGGAATGGAATTTGAGAATGGCAACGATCCTTTGATTCTCAAGCACATACTCGACAGACTTGGTTCCAAGCCCCTCTTTCAATATGCATGTGCATTCTTGAATTCGGCTCTTGCCTTGATTGAATTCGATATCGAACCAGTCGAGCCGCAGTTTCATTTTTAGCGAGCTACTTAAAAGCAGGCCTCATTTGAGGCTAGCAATTGCTTTTCATAACCAATTCGCTGCCTGCGCTCAGCCAGCAACGTCAGCACCTTCACCTCGAGACTGTCGGTCTTGCGCAGGCCGGCTCCGTCCGAGACGGGACACCCACCAATGGCCCGCGGCACGACATCTGTTCTGGCGTCTCGACACGTACAGCGCAAATTGCCGGTCAACCTGTCCCGCGCAGTCTCATCAAGACTTTAGTCCTCTATTTTACAGAGCTTGGCCAAGGCCACACTTCATCGAGATAAGAGTTATAGAAACTTATTGTTACCGAGCCACCAAAGTCGCAGGAGGCAGAAGTAACAATGGTTAGACTTTTAGGTCTGGGGAAGCCTGGACCGATAGGAATTCTACCAGGCGCTCTTGGGGACCCATCAATCGGTTCGGTCGCATAGACCTTGATGCCTTTTGAATCCCAGCCTTTAAGCTCAGTATAAACCGGGCTTCCAGAAGTACCAATTAAGGTGACTTCTCCAAGCCCTAAGTAACCCTGAACATTCTCTAGATTTTTGCCGAAAGTCAATTTTGACTTAATGCCGAGTTCAAGCTTAAGAAAGCAATCATCTATTGCAGTACACACGGCCATACGCGCGACCCCCTCTACCACACCACTAGCCTTGGTGAATGGAAAGTTAAGCGTAATAGAGCCTTGACCAGAAGGTGATATCAGAAGATTTTCAAGGTTATGGCTATACACTCCAGAGATAGAAGCAATAACTAAGGGACTTCCAGTGAAATTATTAACCCTCAATACTAGTGGATTAAGTTGTTGCCGCTCTCCTTCCTCGCGCCTACTTCTGATGGTTGAGAATATAGTTTGTAAATTTGAGCCAATACCCAAAAACAGCGAAGCCAGATCAAACCCCCCAAACCCAATGCCTCTCTCTTGGTTGCTTCGTTGCGTTTTCAAGTACGCCCGATGGTGCGCTACAAGAGCTCTTTGCTTATCATCGCCTTCAATACAATAAACGGCTGATGGTGCTTCTCCCATTGAGTCCTTCAAGTTAGACATACTATGCCTCTCCATCCATGATTGTAATACTTGCCCCGAATTGATTGTTTTTCCCAGAAACAATTATCCTGTACAGAAACGGTAGAATGGCTATTGCTATGTTATGGAATTTCCGATCACCACTGGTGTTCTTTATTTCTGCCAGCCTCAGCTCTACAGGTGGGGTATTAGCATTTTGAGCCGACCTAACGAACTCGCCCCTCATCACGAACTTGTCGTAGCAGCTGTTGTTTTTTTCATAGCGCAGCACTTCTAAGATTGTTGGTTCGAAGCAGCACTCTCTTTGATCAAAGCTGTACGGCACTTTGCCTTTAAGCGTTAGTGAGTAGTGATTCTCTTCTATGTCATTGAACAGAGCGAAGCCAACTTCTAGCTCTCGAAATTGAGCAAGATCTTCTTTGAAGGTAAGTGTTAGAGCGCCTGTATCGCCAGGATTTAGGGCGAAAAACGTATCTTGTGGTTTTATGTCGACGTGGCTGGTATTTATTCTGTACATATAGACGGAGAAGCTCGATGTATTACTGAAATTAATCGATACTGTGTTTTCTCCCGAGGGACTTGCCGGCTCACCATTAAGATTTGCGCCCACAACCCCTGCCAGCGCTGAAAAAGTCCCCATTACAGCATTACTATCACCAACAACATCCGATGCCGAATACCTCGTGGCTTCATTTTTTCTGAACAACTCAGTAATTCTTTTTTGAGATTCTTGAGCTGTGTACATATGCAGAATACCATTGCTTTCTTCGCGATATTTATATTTATTTCCTTCCATAGAAACCGTCTCCTGACTTGTCGATAGGCAAGTCAAAGGCTAGTAGCTATTTTTTTGGTGTCAAAATATCAGCATCACAGTACTGGCGTTCCGGTGTCTGCTACTGAAATCCCAACAGCTCATCACCCTGAACGGGAAAAAATTGCCATAGCCCGATTGCTGCATATCCAAACAGTACTGATGGATGGCACCCTGATCATCGAAGACGACGGTTTTGCGCTGGGCATGCCCACGCCTGCTCAAATGTTGCGCCAGCACGCTCGCCTGGTTGAGGTCGAGTGTGAACAGCTACGGTATGAGCTCGAGCGAGCCCGGGAGAACATTGAGAAGCTGGTCGCCATCCATCAGGACCAGGCCGCCGAGATCACCAAGCTGAATGCCAGGATCGAGCGCATGACTTGGGAGCTGTCCGACGCCCTGGTGGAAAACACCGAACTGAAGAATCGACACATTGGGGGCTGCCCTGACACCTGGGGCGCAATGCCGCCTAAGGGCTAGGGTCGAGTCGTACCCAGCGCAGTATAGGACGCCTCGCACGCCAGCCCAGCTATTCGGGCTCGGTCATACGCTTTCGCCAGCTCTCCCGCTCGAGCATCAGACCGTGAGAGCAGGTCGGAGAGCACCATGGCGGCGCGGGTGGCTGCCTGGCTTCGGGCGGCAGCGGCGGTATCTGCGTCGCACTTGCCCGCGACGGCGGCATATCGGGCAGCTTCGTCGCGCATCCGCTGACCAGCAGCATCGGCACCATCAGCGCCAGCAGCTGCAATCTGTTCTTGTTCCCGGGCATTCGCTCTCGCCTCTTCCTGTGCCGCTGCGCGGCGTTGCTCTTCTTTCCGCGCCTTGGACTCTTCCAGCGCCCAAGCCTGCTGATCGCCTGCATCACGGACAGCCCAGCGCGCCTGCCACTCGGCCTCCATGGTCGAGCGGCCGTGCTGGTAGGTGCCCCAGAATGCCCAGGCTATAAGCGCCAGCGACACTGCCGCACCGATCGTGCGCGCGCTGATCACGCCAACACCTTCAAAGCACGGTCATGCAGCGCCTTTCGCTCAGCGGCGCCGTGCGGCACCCGGCCAGGTTTGCCGGTGTTGATCACGCTGCCGATGTCCTGGAAGCGGCCGGCGTCGGCCAGGTCGTTCAGGCCGTGAGTCGACCACCACCAGGCGGCGGACATCGCGGCGTGCTCCGGCTGCTCGAGCAGTTCGGGATGTTGGACCAGGTCCAGGCCCAAGGCGGCGCCGCACGGGATGTGATTCGCCAGGCCGGTAATCTGGATCAGGCCACGGCCGCGGTACAACCAACCATCACCGGGCTTCTTGTTGCCGAGGCTCTTCGCGCCCCACGCGCCACCGTAGATACAGTTGGCGATGGCCTGTTGATTTGCTGGGCGCCCGGCGGTACGACCGTAGGCCTTGGCATCGACCTCGCTGATGCGATCGCGGCTGAACTTCGCCTGCAGGGCCTCGGTACTGTAATTCAGGTTCTCCACCAGGTTGCGCAGCTGGCCCGACTCATGCCCGATCTGAGCCAGGAACGCAGCTGTGCGCACCGGGCTGTCGATCTTGTAGCGCGCCATGGCCCGGCCCAGTGCAGGCAAAAAAATGCCCGCGACTGGGCGGGCGTTGGGGAGGATCTGCAGCAACTGCTGCTCGGTCAAAGGGGGCATTCACTTTCTCCAGGCAAAAATAAACCCGCTCGGTGGCGGGTGGTCAGGGCTCAGTTCTTGGAATGGCCGGCGGTGTCGGCGGCGGCATGTCCAGGCGGACGTCGATCCAGCTGTTCAGGGGGACATCCAAAGGCACACCCTTGCTCAACAGCAGTTCGCCGTCATCGGTGAGCGTCCAGCGCTGCTTGAACAGGCGAACCGTAACGGCGCCATCGTCGCTCTGCTCGCTCTCGGTGATACCCAGCGGCCTGCCGCCATCCGGTGAGCATGGGTCCTGTGTGCGCCACCCTTCGACAGCCAGGCCCAGGCTTCCAGCGATGCGATACTCACCCAGCGCCAAACGCTCAACCTGAACGCCGCGGGCCTCGTCATTGGCCACGCCCCAGGCGCCAGCACCCTGGAAGGTTTGCTCCTGCAGGTCGCGGCGCTCGCTGTCGGATACGTTCGCGATGCGCACAATCGGCGACGCCGCAGACAGCGCGCCACCGGAGCCGCGGGTTGTGTTGCCGGTGTGGTATAGCTCAGCCCAGGCAGAGGCTACCGACTGGTCCTTCATGATCGAGCGGAAAAAGGCTCGGTTCGAGCTGACAGCAATACCGAACTGAGTCTGCCAGCGGTTGTCGACACCCCAGTCGCTGGAAAGCATGTTGAATGCGGTCACCGGGGTGTTGACGTTGGAGTTGAAGCCGTAGAACCCCGACTGCCTGGCGGAGTTGGCGTTGCCATCCACAACAGAGGCTCCGCCGACGCCGAGCGCGCCCACCTCCAGCAGGTTGCCGCCAGCGGTCCCCACTGCTCGCGTGGCGGCCGCTCCCAATCCCAGAGCGCCACGTGCCGCAGCCGGCGTTGTAGCACCGGTACCACCCTTCAGGACGGGCACGACATTCTCGGTTGCCACAGCGCCGAGGCTCGCAAGTGTGCTCCCCCACTGGTCAACAATCTGCCGCAGGCGGTCCACTGCCTCTTTGACATAGCCCTGCATGGGGGCCAGGCCGTACACACCGCCAGAGACGGTCGCCCCCTGATACGCCGGGAGGATGCCCAGCACCGCAGCACTGGCAATGTTGGCCACCTCGTACCAGCGCCCGTCAGGTCCCTGGAACGCATCGCCCACCCGGGCATTCAGAGAGAAGCTAGTGTTCGAGCCGGTCACTGTATTCTGGCCGGTCGTGATCGCGACCGTGCCCTGTCTGTACCACGGCATGCATTACTCCTTATATTAAACTTGGCCTACCGGCGAACAATGTCCGGCCGTTTGGGTAAACCGCACTTATGCCGCTTGGGTTGTCAGTCCATGCCTGCAATATGCTTCGATTCCCCTTGAACCAACCGGCGGCGTTGAATCTATATGGGCTTGATGTGCCGAAATTGATATAGACGCATGACAACAGCGCGTTCGCCAAAAAGTAGTCACTGAAGTTGTTTGTCCACGCCATCTGTGAGCTGGCGTAGTAATAGCCAGTACCAGGAATGGAAGTCCCGCCCGCAGCAAATGAGTTTGAAAAGGGCTGACTTTTCATTTGCGCAATGTCGTTTGTGGTCGAGAAGATCTCAACGCCCTGGGCATCACGCACCCTCGCCCCGTGTGAGCCTTGCGGTATTACTCCGGGGGAGTAGCTTGCGACAAACCAATTAACGACAACTTGCTCTTTCCAGTCTATGCCTGTGTAGTTCGGGTTATCGAACCTACCCACCCTCCACCCCGTCCAGTTACCAGGGCTTCCGAGGACGGAAAAGTAATAGAAGAAGCCACCATCCGGAGTGTTTAGAAAAACGAAAGGCCGCTCGTGCGTGGTGATCGGTACAGGGAAGTCGAAGCCGTTGATCCAGCCCGGCGGGGTTGGATTTTGATATCCGTAGAACGTAAAGCTGCCCTTGTGCAGAACATTCAGCGCCCGATTCGACGAGTCAATCTGCGTACGGATGAGGTCGTTGGTGGTTCGAATTCCGTAGGCATCAGCGGCAGTAGGCCCGGCATCGGTAGACAAGATCGAGACTTGCCAAGTACTGCTTTCACCACGCCTGATCAACAGATTCCCTGGCGAGTACCAGGCCTGAGGCGACCAGGTGGTATTGGTCGAATCAAACCTGAGCGTGTCGACTACAACGAATGAGCCCGCCGTGATCTCGGGAATCGCGAAGTTCTGCTCGAAGCTCCCGTTGCAGGTTACTTGCCGCATCGTCAACGAGCGGATTGTCGAGATCGATGTGTCAAGGGTAGTGACCCCCGACGCGTTTCTGGTCCTGAATCCATATTGCACCGCCATCAAGCCAGCCTCCCGACTGCCGTCCTTTCGACACCGTTCGCGTCGTACGTGTAGATGCCGCCGTTGTTGATGATCGTCTGACCATTGGCGTCCTGGCCGCGTACAGTGAACATGCCACTGACCATGTTCAGCTCGATCAGCGGCAAGCCCTGAGCGTTGACCGCCTGCGACCGGAGCGTCATACCCAGCACGATCTGCTGGATGAACGCCTGGTTAATGAGCGCCTGATTGATGAATACCTGCCCGCCCTGCACCACGAACGGGGAAGACAGCGCACCGTTGATGCCATTCACCACAGCGAAGCGGTCGGCACTGACCAGGAGCTGACTTTGCAGGCCCCCTGGACCGTTCTCGATGCCGAGACCAATGCTGGCTGCCACATACTGGCCCTGGGCATTGAGCTGCATCTTCACGGCCCACATCGTGCTCATCTTCCCTTCGGCCGTCACCTGCGCCTGGCTGATTGTCTGCACGGCTGCATTGGTGCTACCCAGCGATGCCTCAAGGGTTTCCGTCTTGCGCACAAGCGCCTCATCGCGGGAGGCGCTGGCTTTGACTTCAGCTGCAAAGGCTGCCGTCGAATCCCACTGATTCAACGCTCCAGCAAGGTCGCCCTCGGCATCGTCATCACGCGAGGAAGCGCGCAGCGCCTGCAGGCTCTCGGCCGTGGCCGTGACCTTGCCGTCCACTTCGGTGATGTTGGTTTTGTTGGTGGCCACCTGCTGGGCCAGGCCGTTGATGGACTCAACAGATTGACCCACATCGGTCCATAGCGCCGGATTGGGCGGCGCGTTGCCGCCTGCTGGGTCAGCTGGGATAGCCTGCTTGGCCTGGTAGATCCTGCCGTCAACCACGACCATCTGGTCTTTGCTGTAAGGCTCTTCAGGGTTGTAGACCTTCAACCCATCCAGGGCGTCGATCTGGTCCTGCAGCCCGTCGATCTTCTTGACCAGCTCCTGGCCGAGCTCGCTCTCGGTGATCTGGCCGGCGATCATGTCGAGGATCGGAGACGCGTCCGTGCTGGCAATCCCCCGTACCGCATTCGGCGCCACCGGGAACCAAGGACCTATGTTGCCGGTGCGGTCCACCAGGCGCGCCCAGAAGAAGAATGCAGCACCAGCGGCCAGCCCCTGCAGCTTGAAGTCTCGCTGTGGGTAGGCCAGGTCGGTGAGTTTGGTCGCCTGGGCCAGGTCGGTGTTGGGGCTGTACCAGATCTCCGTTCGCTGGGTGTCCTCGGCGCCAGGAGGAAAGCCCCACTTAAGGCCAATGGCGAACAGTTCGCTAGTGGCGGTGAGGGATGTCACCGCCGGCGGCAAACCGGCCTTTCCCTTCAGCTCAGTGAGGCTGGAACTCTTCCAAGTCGACGAGATATCGAACGCACTCACCGCCCGCACCCGAGCCAGGTAGGCCCCGGCGTAGATCCCGGTCACATCGACCGAGGTCGCGCCTGTGCGCTGCAGCTTGATCCAGTTGCCATTATCCTTGCGCCACTCCACGTCATAGGCCACGGCGCCGTTCACGGCCGGCCAGGCGATGGTCATGGTGTTGACCGCGATGCCCTGGTCCACGGCGTAGTTCGAGGTCAGGGTTACGCTCGCGGGCGGCGGAACGGTCGTCACCGGGATGACGCTGATCGGCCGCTCCTCAAGCTTGGCGCCGGTATCGATGGCGGCAAACTTGCTGGGGTTGAACTCTAGGGCGGTGAACTCGTACTCGCCCTCAGTGGTGCGCACGCGCTTCAACACACGGAACAGCTGGACAGCCAGGTCCTCGTAGTCGATCGCCCACTGCAGCTCACGCTCCGGCTGCAGCGCGTAGACGGTGGTCACCGTAACGTCTCGCCCGTTCACCGACTGCACAGTCCTGCCCTGGGCGGTACCGTTGGGCAGGTTGATGATCAGTCGATCGCCAGTCTTGATCGGTGTGTCCCGGTCCAGGGTTATCACCCGACCAATCGCCGCCGAGATGCGCCCGCCGTTCGGGCGGCCCGCGACCAATTCGTCAGCCACCGGGATGACGAAGCCCGGCAGCACGTTCGCCCCTTCCATGCCCGTCTTGAACGAGACGGTGCGATCCTGGCTGTTGCTCAACAGTGCCCACTTGCCGCGGCGCTGGGCCTCACTGGCACGCGTGCAGCCGATGGCCGAGATTTCAATGGGCCGATCACGGAACCGGCGTTGCAGCGCAATGTCGGTTACCGGAATCGCGTCGGTGTCGTAGTTGTTGGCCGGGTTGTCGTAGCTCACCAATGCGCGGCTGTAGTGCGTGTCGCGACCGGCGCCACCATAGACGAAATCGCCGTCGATGACGTTCGACCTGGTGAAGACGTAGTCGATGTCCTGCGCACGCGGCATGTCGGCCTGCATATACAGCGAGCCCTGAGCCCAGTAGACCATGCCCCTGTAAATTGCCGAAAGATCGCGCAGGAGCGTCCAAGCCTCGGCCTTGCCCTGCAAGTTCAGGTCACACAGGTAGCGTGGCTCCTGGCCGCCCACACCGTCTGGCACGAGCTGGTCGCAGTACTGCGAGATACGGTACATCTCCCATTTGTCGACCATCCAGGGCTGGATGCGCTTCCCTAGGCCGAACCGGTCGTTGACGCACAGGCCATAAGTTGCCCAAACCGGATTGTTGGTCCAAGCCTGCTTGAATGTGCCATCCCACACGCCGGTATAGGTGCGTGTCACGGGGTCGTAGTTGCTCGGCACAGGCCAGCGCTGCGCCTTGCAGTTGACCGTTACCGCTGGGATATTATGGAACTGCTCGGCATTGAACTCGATGTAAAGCAGCGCGGTGTTCGGGTAGCGCAGCTTCTGGTCGATGATCTCGGTGTAACCCGCGATCAGCATCTGGTCCGCAATCGTGCCGCTGTTGGCGTTTGGCGTGATGCGGCGAATCCGGAAGGCCCACCCGGAGGTGGCTGGCGGCAGACTGACGGGCTCCGATCGCTGGTAGCCATTGGTGGTTTTGCCGTCCACGGCGCCACGAAGAGACTCGACGAACGCCCCACCGTCAGTAGCAACGTCGATGGCGTATTCGATGCGATAGCCGTTTGTGCCGTTTTCGTCCTGGCTGGCAAGACGGGGCCAGGAGAACCGCACGCGGAACCTGGAGAGCTGGAGATTGCTCAGGGTGCGAGTGAAGGGCGTGTCGCTGCGCAGCTCGACGTTTACTGTCGTCTCGTTCTCGATCGCCGGAATACCCTGAATGTAGTCCTGTTCGATCGAGCCTGAGCGCCACTCCCACTTGACACCCGGGAAGTTCACGTTGCCGCTGGCATCCACGATCGGCGTGTTATCCAGATAGATATCGCGGTCCGTAGGAGTGTCGTCGAACTCGCCCTCGCCCACCGCCAGCAGGATCTTGGCGATGTTCGTCGACTGCAGGCTATCCGGTGCTTCAACCGGACTTTTCGGCTTCTTCTCGCCACTCTTGGCGCCGGTAATTTCTGACTGAAGTGCTACGCCCATACTTTCCTCCAGGCAACAAAAAACCGCCCGGAGGCGGTTTTCTGAAGCACAATTTTATCAGTTATGAAGCGAGATTTTTATCTTGCTCTTCGAAATTCCATACCTAACGTGAAGCGCCTGTTCAGCCTCTTCGATTGTCAGGTACACCGGCAATTCATCAGGCCGGGTGATCGCGCACCTATCACGTACAATTTCTTCGAGCTCCCCTTCATTGGCTGGGTTGATCAAGATCACGCGATCGGAGCCCCCGCCCAAATCCATTTGAAATGAATCCACCTCATAGATTGCGCCGAAGCTTACCCGCCAACTGGCGGCCTTCTTCCCTGGAGTAACCGAGATGCTGGAGACCTTCGCCAAAAATTTTGGTTTATTTCCAATTTTAGCCACGAAGTAGCAGAACCTATGCACATCAACATTATTAACTGGCTCAGCAAATGTGAACCCCCAGTCAAGGCGCACAGCATCAAGCTCTTCAATTCTGAAATTAACTATTACACCTATCACGGCTGCCTCCATTCAATTGACGCGGGAGCCAGGATGTTACGACAGACGCTAAAGCTTGTCCTCCGCGTAGATCGAGGCGGAGATAATCGCTCCGCCCCAGCGGCGCTTGCCGATGCAGATCGGGACAGGATTGCCACTGGTAGTGGTGTTTTTAGCGCTGCCGAAGGCGTAGGACGGCAGGTTTTCTGGAGCGCCGCTTTGCGAAAGACCTTTGGCCTGGGGGCTGAGCATCTGAATTACCCCGCCCGCAACCATAGCCACCCCGACAGGCGCCAAGGCTGGAAACCAGATACTGGCGACTAAAATGACCGCGCCGACGATGGTTTGGAGGATGCCGCCACGCTTGCTACCCCCAACAACTGGGACGATCCGAATCTCCCTGGTACCGGCCCGGTCAAACCCCTTGGCCCCGGTGTTTTTCCCATTCCGAAAGATCGCAAACCTCATTCCCAGACCGTCGAGCCTCCGAATCTCCTCTTCGAACCCTTCAAGGGTGCACTTCAAGGCCTTGAAGACCTCCCACGATTGGCCAGAGTCAAGCAGGCGTCGGTGCAGGCGCCCGAATTTCCTAGCCAGTGAGCCGGACAACTTGATGGTGGTCATGGATTCATGGTGAGCTGCAGTCGCTGCCATACTTTTCTCCAGGCAATAAAAAACCGCCCAGAGGCGGTTGTAGAAAGCTCTTTTAGAGGCAGGATCGAACGGCTGACTCTATTCCGCTGCGACCAGGCATTGCAGACCACGCCATTCGCTGCCGAAGGGTGACCGAGCTACCCGAAGCAATTTTTCTGATATCCAGCAGTTCATCGGCCATATTGTTACTCGCCACCCACAGTCGATAGTCATCCTCTGTTTCCGCCATCGAGGCATCCGTGCGAGACGCCTGCCATTTGGGGAAAACGCAAAGCGCGTATCGTTTTGGATCTTTCGAAGTGCTGGCTGCAATGCTTGGCTTGTTCTGCTCTAGGTCAGCCGTAGATACACACCCCGCCAGCATTACAAGCCCCACAGCTACCACCAGAATTCGCATGTCATCCCTCCTTTGAAAGGGCTGAATGTATCACCTCGCAGCGCGGTGGCGCAGCACGAGCCGAGTTCGGTCGAGCCAAGGCCCACCAAACACGATAATTTCTGATGGTCTGCCGTACAGGTGGTGTAGCAGGAATGGACCCTGGCCGAACACCTGGACCTGCTCGCCAGGTAGTTGCGGGTCGGCGCCGAGGTAGATCCCGGCATGGTTCGGGTGCGCCGTACGCCCCACCTCCATGACGATCATGTCGCCGCGCTGTGGCCGGTCGACCTGATAGAAGCCTGCCGCCTCATAGGCCTGCTCGTACAGGCTGGGCCCGGCGGCCTGCTCCCACCAACCGTCCTCACGGGCGTAGACCGGGAACTCCAGCCTCCACTCACGCTGATACCAGTCCGCGCAGGCCTGCCAGCAGTCCCAGGCGCCGTGCACGAATGGCCGGCCCAGCAGCGGCGCGCTGCCGTTTGGGGTGATGGTGCGCAGATCGCCTTCAGGCCAGGACAGGATGTGCCAGGGCAGTGCCGTGGCTTCGCACATGGCCAGGTCACGCGGTGACGGCCTGCTGGTGGCGTCGGGGTGCGAGTGCACAATGCCGATCACCTCGCCCCGGTCTTCCGCTGCGGCGTATTCCTCTGGGGCAATCCGGAACTCTTCGCTCGGGTCGCTCGCAGTGTTGGTACACGACACATAGATCTGCTTGCGACCTATAGCCAGGATCAGCCCGCAGCACTCGCGCGGGTACTCAGTTGCCGCGTGCGCTTGCACGGTGGCCAGGATGTGTTTGCGCATGGTCAGCTCCGTGCGATCAGGGATACGGCCGGGAAGCCGCCGAAGGGCAGTGGGTTGCCAATGCCGAAACGAGGCACGCATCCGGTGCCCAAGCAGCCATCGCACTCGTCCAGTTCAGGGTTGTCAGTGAGGTTGCCGTCCTTGTCACGGTACGGCCCCGTGTAGCCGCAGCTGGGTCCTCGGTAGCCATTGGTCATGGCCCAGTGGCACAGCGTGGTCATTTGCCTACCGATCGTTTCCCCGCCCACGTCGCCGGGGCTGGCCAGCTCCCAGGAAACCGTCTGACCGCTCTCCGATACTTTCTGGTCGACGTACCAAACCTCAATTCCTTCTTGGCTCGGGTCGGCTTCGGGGTTGCCATCCGGGAAGTTGGCTGCGTCCAGGAACTGCCCGAGCGTGTTCCGGATGGTCAGTTTGAACTCGAGTAGATCGTCGAAGGCTAAGCACAGCGCGGTGATCCGGCCATTCACGTTACCGACCGACAGCGTCGGGCGCACTGCGGTGCCGTCCGAGTTTGCTTCGATGCCATCGACCTTCAGCGGCCAGGCGCCGTACTCCTCGCCCTGCCACCAGATCGCCTTGGCGGGCAACTGATCCGCGTCAGCACCAGCATCAGCGAGCTCCTGTGGTGTGTGCGGAATGGCGTGGCCATGGAAGCGCAGCACATCGGCGCCGAAGTCTGAGCCGTCCAGCTCGAACAGCAGTACCTCGGAGCCTGGCTCCAGCTTCTGAATATGTGAAACCAGGCTCATGGGTGGTATGCCCTCTCGAAGGTCAGGTTGATTACGGCAATGCCGCCGGGTCGGCGTTGCTGGCCGATCCTTTCGCAGCGATACAGGCCCAACCCGCCGCCGGGCGGCGTCCACAGAAATGAGCGGAAGCCGCGGTGGGTGCGGATGAAGTCAACGATTGGCTTCACTTCCTCGGCAGCACCGCCAAAAGACAGTGTCCAGCTGTCGGTCTCGGCGTTGATCCCGTCTCCCACCACCTGGGCGTAGTTGTCGCCGAACTGCGACTTCCGGGTCTTCAGCATGCTCTCGCCGCTGGCCTCGTCATCAGGCGACCAGGTGAATGTCTCGATAGCCACTGCTACCTCCCCTTCGTGTTTCGATAGCTTGAACCGCCTGGGCGCCAAGAGGCGGCGATTGCGCGATCAGCGACACCCTGCATCTGTTGCTGAAGGTTCTGCTCGAGCGCGGCAGTATCGAGCTGCATGCCCTCCGAGCTGCGGTCTTCAACGGTGATGCTCATCGGAGCGTTGACCTGCACCACCGTCCCGCCACCCGGGTTGCCGCCAACGACCTGCACGCCCAGCGACCCATCCGCGCCGCGGGCGAGCGGCATGATTGCCTCCGGCCCTGCTTCCCCCGCAATGCCCAGGCCTCCGTTGGCCATGCCGAAGCTCGTGGGCTTGGTCAGCACGCTGTTGGTGAAGGCGCCGCCCTTGGCGAACATCTGCACACCGCCGTCCCACGCGCCCCCCAATGCCTGGAAATAGGCGCTGGAATAGCCGGCCTGGGAGGCGCCAAGGTTCGAGGAGACCGCGCCAGCAGAACCCGCCGGCAAGCCATTGCCACCGCCGAAGTAGCTACCAGCCGCCGAGATGCCCATACCTACCAAGCCGCTGAGCAACGAACTCGCGGCCTGCTGACTGGCGATCCGGGCCATGTCGCTGAGGATGCTGGCGGTGAAGTCCTTGAACTTCATCTTGCCGGTCATGGCGAAGTTCGCCAGCGAGGTGCTTGCCGAATCGAAGCCCGCTGTCAGAGTGCGATCCGTTGCGCCCGCCACGTCAGCTGCATCTGCCTTGATGTTGGCCCATGCCCGCCGTGCGCCGTTGCGGTAATCGCGCTGGGCTTCAAGACGGGCGCCGTGGCCATCCACCTCCATCTGCAGTTCGCGCGCCTGATAGTCGGCCAGGTCCGCCAAGCGTTCTTCATAGGCCTGCTGGCTGAGCCGGCGAGAAACGTCCTCTTGCTGCTCCTCCAGTTGACGGCGCGCCTCGGCGTACTTCTGCCGCACTGCGTTCAAACGGTCGGCCTGCTCGCGCTCGTCGTCGCCCATGCCGACCCCGGCCACGTCCGCGTTGATCGCGTCCTGCCGAGTCTGCAGCACCACCTCCATGGCTTTGCGGTAGGCCTCAGCACTGTTACGCCTCTGCTCTGCCAGCTTCCGTTCAGCCTCAGTACGCTGCTGAATGGTCGTATCGCCGTAGGCAGTGTTCAGGTTCTTGATGCCGAGCTCCATCTCGGCGGCGGTGATCTTGCCTGCCGCCTGAGCTTTGCGTAGCCCCTGCACGCCCTCGGTCAGATCCTCGAGGCGTTTTCTCTCAGGTAGCGCCCTGTCAATGATTGCGTCGAGCGCCTTGATCTCGTCATTCAGAGCCTTGGCGCGGCTCTTGCTACTGTCCGTGGCGTCCTTGTTGGCCTTCTTCTGTGACTCGATCGCGCTTGCCGCCGACAGAATCGCCTGCCGATCAGTCTCTGTAAGGTCGGCGTTCTCCGCGATGTGCCGGTTGGCGATCTTGATCGCATCACCATTGTCCTGAAGACCAGCCAACTGCTTCTGCAGCGTTTCAAGGTAGGTCTGTCCCGCCGAACTCATGCCAGCCTTGGCGGCATTGTTGGCGTGGGTGGCCGACGTGTTCTGCTCCGTAACCCCAGTCAGCACGCGCAGGGTCTCGGCGATCAGGCCCGAACGCTGATCGGCGTCACTGACCGCGCCAGCCTGGGTGATCCACTGCTGCACCGTGTTAGCCGGCAGGTTCAGGCGTTCGCCTACTTCGCGAAGTACCGGCGACAGGTCAGACCCAGCCGCACGGGCCTCCTTCAGCCGGTCGACCACCTCCTGGTAGGCGCGTAACTGCTGACCGTACTGGCCGCCTGAGTCTCTGGCCGGCGCTGTGACCACAGCCTGGCGGATAGACTGGGCCAGACCACCATAGGCGCTGCGCACCGCATCAGCGGCACCAACCTGTTCCTGCTGCCATTTGACCAGCGAGGCCTCGCGCTGGTCGCGATTGAGCTTGGCGAATTCCTCGCGCAGCTGTGAAACCGGCTTGTGCATGTCCTCCAGGCTGATACCGGCTTGGTCTGCGTTGTTGCTCAGCATTAGAAAGCTGGCCGCCGCTGTGCCAGCCAGCAGCGCCAGGCCCATCGGCCCACCTAAGATTCCGAGCAGACTGGCGCCCACAGTGCGAAGACCAGCCTGGGCAGTGGCTACCGCTGCGGTGGCCACTGCTTCGCGCTGCCGGGCTTGAGCCAGCTGGATAGACATCTGCGTCTGAACTGCCGTGCCACGCGCTGCAGCGGCCTCGCGAGCGGCAAGGATAGTCACGGTTTCGGCCTTGCGTTGGTCGGCAATAGCCGCCTGCAGCACGGCCTCGGCCTGGGCGATACGCGCCGCCCGCTCCGCCAGAGCAGCCTTCACAGCCAGCCCAGATTTCGCTACGTAGTTGGTCAATGCCGCAACGCCCGCGCCGGCCATGGCCACGGCCACCAGGTCGACGTTGTCGGCCAGGGTAATGAGTACGCTTGAAAGGCCTGCAACGGCGCCGGTCTGTTCTTCCATGCCGCCCAGGAATACTTGGATGGCGTTACTGATATTCACCATGGCGTCTTGAACGCTGGTGGACATATCCGCTGCCGCTTTTCGATTCACTTCAACTGTGCGTAGCAGGCCCGTATTGATGTCATCGATAGACAGCTTGCCCTGAACGCCGAGCTTGCGAACTTCATCGGCGCTCTTTCCGGTCGCGCTGGCGATAGCATCGACGATTGTCGGCATTGCGCTCTGGATCGAAACCCAGCCATCAGCTTCCACTTTGCCAGTCTGCAGCGCCTTCGAGTAGGCATCCAGAGCAGAACCAGCCTTATCGGCAGCCGCGGCGTTGGTTACCAGCAGGAAGCTAAAGCTGTCAGTAATGTCGAGCGTCTGCTGGGTGTTGAAGCCGAGGCTACGCATCACATCTGCAGTGCGGATGTACAGCTCCTGGGCTTCAGCCAAGGGGCGGTAAGTATCCTGGGCGGTTTTTAGTAGGTGCTCCTGCACCATCTGATATTCGCCGGCACTGCCAGCGGCAACCTTCATCCTGTCGGACATCTGCCCGTAAGCGTCGACCTGCTTGATGATGCCGCCGATCAGGCCGGCGCCAGCCACAGCAGCGAACGCGCCGCGCATGAGCACGCCTGCGGATTGGGCTGCGGCCCCTGCCCTGTCAAAAGCCGAATCGACGGTTGCCAGGTTGCGGTCGATCGCCTGCGTGCTGCGCGCAACCACTTGGTCAGCGTTCGCCAACTCCCGGCGCAATTGGGCAGTGGTCGCCTCGATCTGGACCAACATCCCCTGGACTTGCTGATCAGCCATGCATTTCTCCAAGCACAAAAAACCGCCCGCAGGCGGCGAACTACTCTTCTCGGCGGCCCCGGAAGAAGGACTTCAGCTTGTCGGCTACACTCACCGGCCTGGGCGACGCGGCGCGCTGGCCAGAAGGCTGACCCTGGGCCTGGCCTCGACCAGTCCAGTCAAGCCTTGCATCAAGGGCGAGCATGATCTGGGGGATTGGGGTACGCCACGCAGCCTCAGGCGGCCAGCCAAGCCAGCCGGTGGCCACGCCGAAAAGATAGTCGACGTAGCTGCCGTCCTTCACTGCGCTGTGCTGCCCGCCTCTTCCTTTCCCCGGGCGGCCACGCTCGGCGGTACTGGATTGAGTAGCACGGTGATGAAATCAGTCAGGCGAGCCGACACCTTCGCCACGCCGGTCTGGAACACCTCAGCGGCGACCTGGGCATGCTGGTCGGCCTGCAGGCCGGCGCCGGCGATGATGATGTCGGCGCTGGCAGCGATGCCCATCAACCGCATCGACTCGAGCGCAGCGCGCAGACCGCCGAACCGGCTTTCGATCAATAGCGCCGCCTCGAGGGTCGGGCGCAGGGTGTAAGTTCGAGCACCGACCACCAGGGTGGTGGTGCCATACAGAGCTTCGCTCATGGGGGTCTCTCAACTGAGGACAGGGCCGTAGCCCCATCAATCAAGGGGTGGCCGGACCGGCCACGATCTCGAGGATGTCGGTGTTAATGCCGAGCGTGATGTTGCGGCGCACCACGTTGTCGGCAGAGCCTGCGGCCACGGTGTTGTTCATCACCTTCACCGCGAAGTAGAACGTGGTCGGCAGGATGGGCGGAGTCGCGCCCGGGTCGCCGTCGTTGAGCGTGACCTTGATGTTGTAGTTGCCCTTGGTGCGGTCCTTGTGTGCGACGGCGACGGCCTTCTGGCCGATGTCGCCGTTGTCCAGGCCCACGGTCAGGGTCATGTTGCCGGCGTCAGCGGTGCCCTTGTACTTACGCACCCGGCCATCCGCCAGGGAGGTGAAGTTCACCGGGTTGAAGGTGTCGCCGAACTCGCCCAGGTCTTCGATCTCGCCCACATCGACGTAGGTGTCGGCCTTGTATTCGGTTTCAGTGTCGGCGCCGGTCTTGCCGCCAATCGCAAGGCGGCAGCCGGCGGCTGTATTGAGGTTGTCATCGGCCATGGGGGTTCCTCCAAAGGCACATTGGATAAAAGCCGCGGCGCGGCCGGTGTTGAATTCAATGGGTGGTGATCACGCGAACCGTGATCGAACCCTGGTAGGTGATGCCGTCGGCGTCCCGCTGGGCGTCAGCCTGCTCGACGCGCACCGACACGGCGCGGCCGATGGCCAGCGGCAGCCGGCGCTCATCCAGGGCGTTGATGATCTCGCCGTTGATGCGCTTGACCTCGGCCTGGCCTATGGCATCGGACCACACCGACAGGTAGATCAGGCGCTGCTCACGCTTGCGCCCCGCAATCGGTCGAGAGTTCGTCGAGATTTCCCGGTCAATGGAGACGTATGGCTTCGGCGTGTTCATCGGCACGCCGTCGAAGATCGGGCAGCTGACCTCTGCCTCGAGGCGAGCAAACAGCGCCTCCTGCAATGCAACCGATGGATCAGCCACTCCCTACCCCCTGACTTGCTTTGCGCAACGTGCGGGTGACCGCCGCCTCGATCTCTGCCAGAACGAACTCCCGATTAACCTGCATCGCAGGCCTGAGCCATGGGTGAGCTGGCCTGGCTGGGATATCCGGGTACTTGCCGAAGAAGGTGGTGCCGTCACTTTTGTTTTTCGTATCGCGGCGCCCAAGTCGGTTCTTACCGCTGAGTTTCGAGCGATCACGATTGGTGGTGTGTATGCCCGACACCGCGTTGATATCGGCTCGGTGGTACAGCTTGCCGGAGTAACCTTTCGTGCCGTACTCCAGGAACCGCAAGTAGAAATAGCGCTGGTTATTGAGCTTGCCCCGCAATCCAACCTCGGCGTTTAACCCGCTTGCGGAAACAAACGCCGTCAGGGCTCCGGCAGCTGCACCAGTGCCCTTAGGAACCAAGTCCTTCATTGTCTGCAACACACGGTCGGCGCCACTCTGCATGGCTGGCTTAAGCTCGTTATCCATCATGGTGTGGATGTTGCGCAGCGTGCGCCGGAGCTTGAAGTCTCCCGACATCCTGGAACGGCGGGCCATGGCCTACTCCTTCGCCGAACCAGCCTTGGCTGGGGCGGCGGGTTTACCGGGGACCTCCTCGGCGTAGCCGCGGGCAATCAGCCCCTTGCCGACTTCAGCCGTTACATCGAAGGTCTCGCCCTTCGTCCGCTCGCCGACAGCGCCGGAGAGCGGGCCCAGTGCTCGAATCTTCATTGGTACACCTCATGGGTTGGGAATGGTGGAACACAGCAGGCGCTGCATCGTGCGGTCGTTGTCCAGCAATGCAGCCTCGACCTTGTAGGTGACGCCATCGCACGCCAGGCGCCAGCCAGCAACGATGTCTGCCCGGGGCCTGATGCGGATTTCCGCACTGATCACCGCCTGCAGCTGTTCAGCGACTGGAGTGACACGGCCGGTTGGCATGGTGATTTCCGCCCAGACTTTACCGGCATCCAGCCAGGTCTCAGTGGCACCGCCAGAAGCATTCTTCTGTCGGTGCGGCTTCGTCACCACGCACCGGTGTTTAAGGGGGCCTGCTCTCATCAGAATCGCTTCCTGTACCAGAGCAGCCTTTCGACCGCGAGAGGAACTGCGGTGGAGATGGTGCCAATGACCACGGCTTCGCGGTTTGCGTACCAGTGACCGACCAGTAGCAGGATCGCCTGCTCAACATCCGGGGTCATCCCCATCTCTTCTGGCCCGGCTGGATCGCCTTCGACCAATACACGATCACAATGCATCGCGACGTGCGCCTTGGCCGCCTCGATGTAGCCGATGATGATCGAGTCTTCTTCATCACCATCCAGGCGCAGGTGAAGCTTCACGCGGGACAGGTCGAGCATTTACTTGGCCTCAGCTGCTGCTTTGTCGGCAGCAGCCTTGTCAGCGGCGGCTTTATCGGCGGCCTCCTTTTCAGCAGCTGCTTTGTCTGCTGCGGCCTTCTCGGCAGCGGCTTTCTCAACTGCTGCTTTGTCGGCAGCAGCCTTGTCTTCCTTCGGAATTGCAGACTTGGTTTCCTTGGGCTTGACCACCCGCGGTTTGCCGTTGGCATCGAGCTCCACAGCCAGGCCCTTGCCGATTAGGGTGTGCGCGTACTCGTCATCAGCATCCTCGAAAGTCGCGCCGGCCTTTACCTTGTTCGAGTCGGCGCCAAGCAACAGGCCGTTACCCACGAAGCCCCACAGAATCTTGATTTTCATACTGCCTCCAGAAACGAAGAGGCCGGCAATGTGCCGGCCTTCGCAGTGGTTGAGTTATGCGCCAGTCGGGAACCGGCCTTTGACCAGGGCTTCCCTGCGGCGCACACCGAGACCCAGGCGCTCCTCGACCAGTAGCGCGCGTTCGTTCTTGATGAACTGATCGTTGATCAAGCCCATCTTGAACAGGAAAGACATACGGTCAAACAGCGTGGTGGAGCGCGCGAAGTTCGCGGTCAGGAACTCGCCGCCGGTGTCAGCATCGCCTTCGTCCATGCTGTCGGAGGTGATCACTGGGCGGCCCCAGAGGATTGGAGTAACCAGGCCTTGCAGGTTGGCGAACAGGTAGCGGTTCTCGCCATCCTTCTGCAGCTCGATGTTCATCCAGTCAAGCTCGGTCATTACCACGCCGTCGGCCGACATCTGCGATTGTTTGCGCACCTGGTAGATCGAACGGCGCACCAGGTCGATCGCGGTATCGCCGGCCTTGCTCAGCGCGGTGTTGTAGGCAGTCGCTTGGGTCATCAGGCCATTCAGGTTCTCGCCGGCACCGTCGCCCTTGAGAATCTGCGCCTCCTCCTCAAGCTTGAGGTCATAACGCAGCAGCTGCTGCAGGTAGGCGAACAGCTGAGGCACGTCATCCAGCGCTTCATCGGTGACCGGCATCCAGACCGCGATCTTCTTCACGCGGTCGGTTTCGGTAGTGAAGGTCACGTTGCTGGTCGGCTTCAGGCCGCCCTCGGCCACGGGCGCGGCACCGCGGGTGTGCACGTTCTCGCGGAAGTAGGTGTAGTTTTGACCAGACACCGGCACGGCGGTCAGCAGGTCACGGATGCGCAGCTCTTGGCGGATTCCAGGCTGGATCACCGGATCATACTGCGGCACCACAATGCCAGCACTGGTGACCTTCATTTCCTTCATGCTGGCCATGTCGGACTTGGTCACGTCGAGTTCGGCAAGGCCGCCACCCTTCTTCAGGGATTTGTAGCTCTCATCGCCCTGGATGAGGTCAATGAAGCTTTTGCCCTCGGTCGGCTGGCCGCGCAGCATGACGCCCTTCTGCTCCAGGTCCTGGACCTGGTCGATGACGCGCTGCAGCTCACCCTTCTGATTGTCGATCTGGCTCTTCAGGTCAGTAGTGACCTTGTTGCCCTTCTCGACCTCAGTGATGACTGCATCGTACTTGGTTTGCAGGCTCTCGAAGCCGCTCTTCAGCTGCAGCTCCAGGGAGTCCTTCAGTTCTTTTACTTCGCTCATGGCGATACTCCGAAATGGTGGGTGAACAGGTTGGAAATGTCTTTCAGCTCATCCACGATCGCCGTGGCCTCGCTTCCGCCGTCACGGCGTAGCGCGGGGTAGCCGAGCGAAGCGACTGCTGCCGCTTCCTTCTGCGAAAGCCCCATGCGTTCGCGCAGGGCATTCTCGAAAAGTCGAATGTCAGATTTCACAGTGAGGACATGCGCCTCAGGGTTCATGCCGAAAGGCACGAATGAGGCCTCCCAGAGCTCGGCCTCCTTGATGACTCGAACGCGCCGACCCGCCCGCTCTTCGAAGTCAGCTTTGATGGTGTTGAAGCCAATCGACATGCTGTCGAGAATCTCGGCCTTCATCAGCTCGTAGGCATCACGGGCATAGCTGACGGCCAGATTGACCTTGCCCTTCACCAGCAACCCATGGTCGTCCTGGGTGTAATCGGCGGCACCCACCAGCCGGGTGAGGTCGTGGTACAGCGCTAGCTTCAACTTGCCACTCCGGGTCGCCTTCACTTGGGTGAAGGCCCCAGGCAGGATGACGTCGTCGCCCAGGTCGACGTTGTTGAACACTGCGGCGTAACCTTCAAAGTTGCCGACGTCATCAACAGACTTGAGCTCAAACGGAACTTCAAGATTCGCCATTTTTGTCCATCTCCCACCGGGTTACCCGGTTGTATTCGTCGCCCTCCAGGGGAGGCAGGTTTTCCTTTACGCGGACTTCGTTGATGAACATCCAGCCGGAGCCGCCCGAGCCGCCCAGCGCCGCCTTGTAGTAGGCAGCACGCCCTGCGCTGTCCGCGCGCAGTAGGCCCTCTACCGCAAACTCGACGAAGCGGGAGGTGGATCGGTAAATCTTGTCGTTGAATTCGTCCTCCACCGCATCGATGAAAGGCTTCAAGCCGAAGGTGATGTACCCGGTCAGCTGCTGCTCAAGGTTCGAGCCCATGATCGAGGTCTTACCGGCGCGGTTGGCCAGCCAAAGCGGCACACCGTAGATGCCCGCCAGGGCCTCCTCCTGGAACTGCTGAGACTCGATGAACTGGGCGTCCTTCTGGCTGATACCCGCCGGGACGATCTTGGGGTTGCCTTGCAGGACGGCCATCTTGCCGATGTCGTCGGTGTCGGCCTTGCGCACATCAGGGAACTTCGCCATCACCTGGGCCTGCTGGGCCTGGGTCAGGAACTGTTCGTAGATCACGTACCCGCCAGTGAAGCCACCCTTGCGCATGAAGCGGGCCGACCACTGCTGCCCTGCCTTGGCCAGCCCCATGGTCTCGGCCTGGTGCTCGATGGGCGACAAACCGACAACGCCGTCGAGACTGAACAGCTTGAAGTGGAGCATGTGCTCTGGAGATACCGGGAATGGGTCACCCTTGCTGGGCGTTACCAAGTAGATGAGATCACCCTCGGCGTCGATGCTGACAGTCTTCCAGTCCAGCGGCACAAGACCGATCGGATCACCGTGGACATTGCGCTCGATCAGTGCGAACGCATTGCCACGTAACGCCATGTTCACGACTACGAACTTGAGGAAGTTCAGCATCGTCATGTAAGGGTTCGGCTTGCGCAGTAACTTGAGCATCCGATCATTGCCGGTAACCAGCTCCCGCCCGCCCTTCTTGTCCTCGTACAACTTCAGCGGCAAGCCGCTGAGAGACTCGGAAAGGATCTTGACGCAGGACCAAACCATGCTAATGGATAGCGCGGTTTTGGCTGTGACCCGAACTCCCGCCTTCGTACGCTTGCCGCCGACCTCAAGATCAACTTCGACGTAGTCGCCCGTGGCTGGATCGGTGTAGCCGAAAAATCCCCAGGTCCTGGGGTTGTACCATTTGAATGCCATGGTCAGCCTATTAGTCCGAAGAAGCCGTTATCCAGATAATCAGCCATGCCGCCCTGGGCTTCAGGGTTGAGGGCCATGAGCGTCACGGCGTTAAACAGGGCCATCAGCGGGTCAATCTTCGCTGAGCCGCTGGCCTGCTTGGTGATGAGGATGGCGTTGCCTCGCGGCTCGACCCGGGCATTGCCACAGCACCAGGCCATCATGGGCTGGCCGCCGTGCCACAGCCCGCCCTCGGCAAGCTTCCGCTCGGCAGTTTTGATTGCGCCTCCTAAGGTGTAACCCTGCTTCACGCCGCCAATTTTCTCGCGGGGGATACCCTTGAGCTCCAAGGCATCAAGGATCGCGCCGATCCCTACTGGGTCGAGCCCAACTTGGTCGAGCAGGCCGGCCTCCTCCACCTCAGCGACAAGATCGGCAATCTGGTCCACGTCATCGCCGATACGTTCAACCAGGGTCAGGTGTCCGTCCTGGGCGAAGTCTCGTATACGAGGAGCCTCAGCCTTGCGGCGCTCCAGCACTGAGGGGTGCGCCCAGGCGTGAGTCCAGACCAGCCAGCGCCGACTTTCTCGCTCACGCCCCACCGCGGCGAAGCCGAGCAAGTCATCAAGGCCGCCGCCATCGATGCCGATGTCGATCACCTCGCAACGCTCGATCAGATCCTCCAGCGTTCGGCAACTCTTCGAAACCTGCTGCTCCCAGTAGTCGGCGCCGGCCCAGCGATCCGAAAGCAGTGCCAAGCCGATTTCAACGTTGAGGTGCTTTGCCAGAAAGCCTCGGAACGACTCTTCACCATCCATCTGCGCCTGGGCATAGCCTCGCTCAATGAACGGCTCGTCGACCGACAGCCCCAGGTTGGGGTTGGTGATGTAGGCGTTCGAGAAGTCTCGATGGGCGCCCACGTCGAGCAAGGCCTTCGGAAACTCATACAGAACCGGCAGGAACGATTTATCGACGATCTCACCGTCCCGAACCTTGCGGGCATACATCAACTTCTGCCGGAACACCCCAGCAGGTGGAGCATCGGACTGAGTCGTTGCCCAGATGATGAAACCTTCAGGGCGGGAAGCCAGCCCGCCGGTAGCCTCACGAAGCATCGCTTCGGCGTTGTTCCGCTTGCCGAACACCCAGAGCTCATCGATGAAAACGCCAATGGCCTTCTTGCCAGACACTGTCTCGCTGTCGGCAGCTACCACCTTAAGGGTGGCGTTTGTCTGGTGATGGGTCACGGTGCGGATGTGATCCTGCACCTTGAGGAGCGCCGAAAGCTCCTCGTCGGCCCGAACCATGTCGCGGATCGGGATGTAGGAGTTGTCGGCAATCTCCTTGGTCGGCGCCAAGATGATGAATTCGCCCGATGGCCGCCAGTTGAGGATCAGCGCTGTGAGCATGATCCCCGCAGCGATGGTCGACTTACCGTTCTTTTTACTGATCAACAGCATGAACTCGCTGACCAGGCGCCGGCCTTCGTCAGGGTCATAGGCACCGAAGATCGCCGCAACGAACTGGTTGACCCAATCGCGGACCGTCTCGCACATCAGCGGGCTGCCAGTGGCATCGACCATCCGCAGTGCGCCGAACACTTCCAGGGCTTCTTCAGCCTCGGTCGGGAACAGCGGGTCGAAGGGAATCAGGCTCTGGCGCGCAACGATGCGCTGCTCCCAGTCGGGGCATGCAGTTGTCCACTCCATCACTTCACCGCTCGCAGCGGGCCGCGGCGGGCGCCGAACTTGCCAGACGCTGCATCAGCAGCCTTCTCTTTTGCCTGCTCTTTCTTCCCGCTCTCGCCTTTCCGGGGGTGTACGAAGGGCATCAAGGCCTTCGCCGCGTCCACACGAAGCTTCGCCTCGGTGCCCATGTCGTTCATGACAGCGAGCAGGAAGTCTTTCGGGTCCTTGTGAGACAGCGCTCGAGAGAGGTCAAAGCCAGCTGGCTCCCACTCACCCTCAACGCTTTGAGCATCAGCTGCGGGGCCTGACGACGGCGAATCAAGGGTGGGCCTGACGTCCCCACCTTTAGCATCGCCTTTAACATCCGCTTTAACATCGCCCGGCATAAGACCGAGCGCTCGAAGCTTGTTCACCTCGGCAACGACATCGGGGTCCTTGGCCAGCCGCGACCCAGCTGCAGACGCCGATTTTTCTGGGCATCCAGCCGCAATGGCTGCGTCTCGATTGGACGCGCCTCCCCTGAGAGCGTCAACGAATCGGCGCTTTTTGGGTGTTAAAGCCATTTAACAAAAATCCTGTGAGGGAAAAAAATCTGTGCATGGGGTCGAGGGCGGTCTAGCTAGATGAGAATCGCTATATTTCGACCTCCCCCCACCAAAGAAGCACGCCATTGACGTGCTTCGGAAGCGCCCCAGCCGACCTCGCGCCATTTCTATGACGGTCAGCCCGCTAGGCCAGCAGCCTCCTCGGCCTGCTTGACCGAGTCGTGGCAGGGCTTGCACAACGGCTGCCAGTTACCCTGATCCCAGAAGAGGTTCATGTCGCCGCGGTGCGCCACGACGTGGTCGACAACCCCGGCTGCAACTGTGTGGCCTTGCCGAGCGCAGTAGACGCACAGCGGGTTGTCCCGCAGGTACTGCTCTCTCGCCTTCTGCCACTTGTAGCCGTAGCCACGCTGGGTGCTGGTCTTGTCGCCTCGCCAGCTGCCTGGGGTGACGGCCTTCAGCCGAGAGCTTTGCCCTTCCTTAACTCGGGAGCCGAGCGTCTTGAGCCTGGCCATCAGCCTTCAACCTTCCGACTCATGAACCGGTCGGAATACTCGCGCAGCTTCTCCACGCCGATGAAGCCGACCATGCAGCCAGCGAATACAGCGAGGTTGGTGGGCAGCGAGAAGTACTCGAGCACTGGCATCAGGCTCGTGCCGATCAAGCCGCACAGGATTCCTTCAAGGAACATCTTGCGGCGACCGCCACCACCGTAGATAACGCGACACATCGCAACAGCTGCGGCTGTTCCGCCGGTATACAGCTGCGGCTGATGGGCGATCGCCCAGGCAATCACTGCGGCCCACAGGCCGGGGTCCTTCTCGGGCATGTTTGGCATCTCGTTTCCTCCCGTTCCAGGGAGCACAAATGAAAAAGGCCCACCGTATGGGGGCCTTGGGGTTTACGATGCAGGATCGGATGGTTAACCGTGTGCAAGGAAAGGGTTGTTGAGTAAAGCTTTGCGCTTCTTGACCCCATCTAGGTACTCATAACCATTCCAGGTGACGCGAACGATGACGGATCCGTTGCTCTCGACTTCAATAAATCCTGCATCAGCGAGCAGCCAAACATGACCTGCGACTAGGTATTCCGGCCACTCCTGCTGCTTGTCAACCGACAAGTTGTTGTACAGCTCGCTCACTGACATATTTAGCGTCCAATCGGACGTGCCAGTCACGCAGTAATGCAAGATTGACGCAAGCAAATCAGGGCTTCTTTCCATAGGTTTCCTCGTCAGCGCTGACTGCGCAACGAGATGGTATCCGAAGCCGCCTAGAAAATAAAAAGTCCTGGCAGTAGTCGAGACCTAGAAACGACAAAGCCCCGCAGTGCGGGGCCTTGGCCGAGGTTAAACCTCTTGTCGAGTGGGGATCGTGCCGTTTGCCATAATGCCGCACCAGATGGAGATGATTGGTGTAGCAAAGCAGGTGAAGCCATACATTAGGAGCTGTTTGATCATCAGGTTATCCTCAGTTGTGTGTTGCATGATCGCGATGAGTTGTTCTGGTTTGGAGCTGAGAGCGGTCAATATGACCGCGAGAATGAACAAGATCGCCAACTGGGAGGCCGTCATGGCCGGATTCGAACCGTTTGATCCCCGGAAACTGGGTGGCAGGTAGTCATCCCTGCTCGTGGTCACATGATACCAATGTTCAGGCCAGATCTAAACAAACAAGCCCGAATTTTTAGCAGGGCTTTCGGGGCCACTCCTCACCACACGCAGAAATGATAGGAGGGGCAGTGTTGCTCAGACGCTCAATGGCAACTAAAAAGTGCAGAGGGCCGGTGCTTACCCGGCTTGATGGGCTGGATCGCCGGGTCACGTACCCCCGCCTCTCATCGCGTTGCCGATCAGGGAGCGCACTTTGATCGGCGCCACTACCGACTTAGCCCAGCTGCCTGGGCGCGTCATCTGCAGAAACGAAAAAGCCCAGCGCAATGGCCGGGCTTACTGTCAAAACTCTGACTTTTAACACAAATTTCGCATATCAGGCTCTACCGGATGTAACTGGCCTGTGCTCTTGTATCCAAACTGAAGAACATCAACATGATCATCGCGGAGATGGTTCAACCAGAGCGTCAAGGAAGCTACTTCAGCGCCCACCTCAGATCGGTGGGAATCCAAACTGCGACGGTTCTCTGGCTGGTTGAAGAAATCGGCCAATCTGTGGCCGGAGCGCTCATCTGCGACTTTGAAATACCAGCAGGACTCACCCTCAACATCTACAAACCGCCCAAGCTCGGTTTCTTCTGCTTTGTAGCGTTTAAGGAAGTGGACGTGGAGATCGCCAGCCTGATCATCATCCGACTCTCTGCCTACCGTGACTACCGGCACCGCTCCCCTTGCAACGGCGAGGAGCTTTTCCTGAAGCCTCAATCGGATTTCATCGGTCTGCTCGGCCGTGAGAGAGTTCGAGCAAAGAGGAAGCCCTTTCGTAACCCCTTCCAACTCTCCACCCTCTAACATCCACGTTAGCGCATTAAAGAGCGTCTGAACTTCGTCTGCAATTCCGTGATTCATCTATAGGCACTCGTTCCATTGAGTCTAGAGAATGATCTGTCGTAACCCAAAACGCAAAACCCCGGCTCATTGGCCGGGGTTTCTCTGTGTCGCGTTGTTGCAAGCTGGACACGCTGCTATGAAAGCAGGTGTTTATCCGTACTGAAAGCGATTTCAAGCACGAATCAAGATTTCGATCTGCGCCTCAGATACCTCGAAACGACGAGCCAATCCTCGTTTAGCTTCATCGATTGAAATCCCCTGCAAAATACTCCCACTCTCCTCGCTTTCGGCCGATGCCTCTGCTGCCTGGTAGTCATCTCCAGCAGCATGCGTATCCAGCATGGATGAAGAGATGTAGGTGGTAAATTTGAGGCGCTGGAGATCTCTCTGCGTGTTAATCCCGAAATCGCCCAGCGTCATGTACGCAACAGGATTGCGGTTACCATCCCACATATCGGGCACGGAGATCTCTGCGGATTTAGAAAACACGATCTTCTGACGGGCAGCATCTTCCTCCGACGGAACGATCTTCTCTATCTTGCCGATCATGAACGCGGTTTTATGTGGAGCTGATGGTCCACCCCAGCTTCCATTTCGATTCTGCACGCAAACCACGTACTCGCATTTCGCAGCGCGGGACGCATCCATACGCCATGCGTTGCTACCGCCCTCCGCCCACAGGCGATCTTTACCCCTATTGGTAAACACTACGACGCAGCGGGTGCTTGCGACACTGGCCTCAGGTGACAACATACAGATCCACTCCTTGAAAAGTGAAGCTACCCTAACACTAAAAAGACACTAGTCAATCACTAGCGCAGTGTCCGAATAGCTCCATGGGATAGCTACTCCAGGGTCACCCCTGACTGCAGCGCCCCATCAATCCATGCCACTCCCGCCTTTATCAGCTCCCAGGCTTTCCGCTCGGACATATCATTCTCTCGCCCGATTCGGTTAGCCGGCCACTTCGCGCCGAAGTAAAACCACACGAAGTCGCCCATCTGCTGATTGCGCTTGATCAGCTTGGCCAGGGCTCCGTCCACCAGCTCTGCGACTTCATCCTTGATCGTGTAGCTCTTGGTGGTTGATATAAGGTTGGCCTGGCTCATCACCGCCGCCATCTGCGAGACGTATCCAGGCACGCCCATCCCATCCATCCGCCACCAGCCCCATTGCTCCAGCAGGTACTCAGTGTCGCCCAGGGGCTTGTCCAGGTAAGTTCGTTTCTTCATGCAGCCCTCCGTGGGGTCGGATCTTGGTCAAGGCCGAACAGCTCTCGCAGTAGCTTGTTGGCATGTTTGTTCTTGGCGTTGCCTTCGGTGATCCAGCTCTTTGCGAACTGCTCGAAGCCGATACTCGCTCTGGTGCCGTGCCAGTCGGCGACGATGTCCATCAGCGCTGCCGAGGCAATACGGCCATTGGTCTGCTCCAGCAGCATTCGGTTGCCGACCTTGAGGAACTTGCGCTCAACATCGGTCAAGCTCTTGCGCGGCAGGGCCGCAGTTACGTTACCCATGGGGTTTGTCTCCCTTGTAGCGACTGGCATAGCTCCCCCGCGCCATCTCGACCTCATCGTCGGTTAGCATGCGGTTGTCTGCGAAGTTGGCGAATCGACCAAACTGGCCCTCCTGCTGGAGAACACAGCTACCCACGCGGGCATGCCGACACTTGGTCATCAAGATCTCGGTGAGGCCGTTCTGCCCCTCCTCGGTGTCCATGTCGCGGTGCACCATCAGAATGCAGCTGGCGTCGGCCTCTATCTCGCCCGAGTCGCGCAGGTCGCTCGACTGAGGCTTCTTCCCGGGACGCTTGGTAGAGTCGCGGTTGAGCTGGGCCAGCTCGATGACGGGAATACCCATCTCCTTGGCCAGTTGCAGCAGCGCCTTGCTGATCTTTCCGACCTCCTCGCTCCGGGTACGACCTTGACGCTCGCTTCGCACCAGCCCCAAGTAATCCACCACGATTCCGGCAAGCCCATGCTCACGCTGGCACCGCCTGGCGGTTGCGCGGATGCTGGCCGGGGTTTGAACTGGCTCATCGCAGACGAAGAGAGGGGCTTCTAGCGCGATGGCCACGGCATTGGACATCCTTGACCAGTCGTCATCCTGCATCTTCACCGGATCATCCAGCTTGCGCAGGTCCACACCGCCCAACGACGCGATAGCCCGCAGACCGAGCTCCTCGCCTGGCATCTCAATGGAAAACACCAGCCAGGGCTTACGCACCTTGATCGCGTTGTGCTGAGCAATCTGCAGCGCCAGCGTGGTCTTCCCGCTACCTGGAAGTCCCGCAACGACCGTGACCTTCTTCGGGCGGATGCCCTGCACCAGGTCGTCCAGGTCAGCCAGCCCCGTCGACGGCCACTTGGGCGCGACACCGCGATACTTCTCGTCCACGAGATCAGCGGCATCGCCCATCCACTGATCCAGCCGCTTGAAGCCTTTCGCTTCACCGTCGAGACTGCGTAGATCGGCCATGGCCTGCTGCGACGCGGCGATCACCTCTGCGGTTGGTGCGCCGGCCTGAACCAGCTCTTGCGCCTGGCCAGCGATGTCGAAAATGCGGCGGATCACCCCCCACTCCTTGACGTGCTTGGCGTAGGTCCGCCAGTTGGCTATCGACGGCACGTTGTTCGTGATCTCGGCCGCGTAGGCTATGGTGAACTGGCCGCTAGGCAGAGAGCGCTGAATCGAGCCTATGGTGACTGGGTCAACCGGCACACCCTGGTCATGGATACCAAGGATTACCTCAAACAGCGCCGCGTTGTCGGCGTGGTAGAAGTCGCCCGATTCCATTTGGCCGAGGATGTCCTCAACCAAGCCGGCGTCCTGCTGCAGGGAGGCCTGCATGACCGCCCCCAACACACCGTGCTCAGCCTCGATGCTGAATAGCTCCCTCATGCACAGGCCCTCATCGAGGACCAGGTGAAACCGACCGCCATGCCGCCGTTCTGGCGCAGACGGTCCAGGGCGCGGTCGCCGATGTAGGACTTCAGGTTCTCGCGGGCCAGATTGCTGATCAGCACCGTCGGCAGCACGGCCTGGTAACGGCGATCAATGATGGCGTGTAGCAGGCCCAGCTCGTAGTCACTGCCCTTCTGACAACCAACCTCATCGATCACCAGCAAGTCCAGGCCGCCCAGATGCACCACCACGTCGCGATCGGTATAGCCCGACCCCGGCACCATCGAGGCGCGGGCGATGCTGATGATGTCGCTTGCGGGGACGATCAGCGCCCTGCACTGGTCAGCCACCACAGTGCGCACAATCGCGCTGCCCAAGTGGGTCTTCCCGCAGCCGACATTGCCGGTCAGCAGCAGCGATCGGCCGGCGCGGAAGTGGCTCGGGAACTGCTCGGCATAGTCCCGGCACTTGGCCAGGGCCTTGTGGTGCTGGTCGGACTCGGCGACATACCCATCGAACGTGGCGTCGGCGAAGCGCGGCGTGATCCCAGCGCAGATCAGTGCGGCAGTGGTCCGCTCGGCATCGGCCTGGACCCTGGCCAGGGCGTAGGGCTCGCTGTCACGGGGAGCCATGTGCAAGGCCTCCCACTGGCAGCGCTTGCAGCCACGCGCCAGCATCGATCCGTCCAGTTGCTCGACCTCACTCATGTCGACTTCGCCGTGGACTGGGCACTCGCCAGCGAAAGCGCGCTTGGCCGGGGTGCGATGGAAGAGATCAGAAATTTGCGCGGCCATCGTGGCTCTCCTGGTACATGTCGGGGGTGTGTTGCGGGAGGTCGTTGAAGGACCCGGGGCGGGCGCCGCCGGCTGGCTGCAGAACGTCGTGCCAGCGCTCACCGTTGAGCCAGGTGGCCGGGTTCGGGATGAACTGTCCGCCATCCTTGGTCCAGTCGAGGGATGCACAGTGGTTGGCCAGGACGGCGATCATGGCGGCCTGGAGGTCAGCGTCGGGGTTGAGTTTGTTCCAAGCCTTGAGGGCGTCCTTGCGGCTTTTCTTCTTCGGGTACAGCTTCCAGAATTTCTCGAATCCAGCGTCCACTTCTGTGCCTGATGCACGTAAGTCTTTAACCCTCTTTGTATTACTCATAGATGTATTACTCCCCTTCGTGTTTTCCGAAGGGGGTTCGCCGCCTTTTCCGAAGGGGTTCACAGCGTTTTCCGAAGGGGTCTTCGGTTTTTCGAAGGGGTTGGAAAGGCGAATCCGGCGCTCGACGACCCGCTTGCCTTCCCTGATCTGGTCGATATTGATCAGGCCGCGCTCTGCCAGCCCGCTGATGATCTCGGACACCCGAGACACCGACAGGCCGAAGAACTCTGCGAAGTGAGCGTTGGTGGCGTAGCAGCCACGAACGTCATCCTCGAGACTACCGATCTCCACCAGCATCACCTTCTCGTTTGTCGACAGCGAATGGTCCAGCCACAACGAGGCGGGGATCCAAACGCCCTGGAACTTGCGTTGCGTGCTCACAGGTCAGATCTCCAGCTCAGCGGTCACCCGCTTGATGAATTCGTCGTAGCTCTCGCTCATCACCAGGCCTTGGTCTTCCAGGGCGGCCCGGTAGGCCTTCGCGCTCCCGTAGAGCACCCAACGCTCGCGCTCGGGCAGATCACGGAAGCCGGCATAGCTTGGCCACGGGCCGCTGATGATCGCGGCGCCAGCACGCTGCTGCGCCAGGGCGGGATTTGGGATCGTGATCATTGCAAGGTCTCCCCGGTTGCGTTGGTGCGTCGGACTGGGAGCGCTGGAAGGCTGCTCGCCGGCGGCAGGTAGTAGACACAGGCGTCGGGCCCTAGCAGCGCCCGGATCGCCGTCTCCATGCGCCGTTTGGCGCTGTTCTTGGCCAGCCGCGCGCGGCGGTACAGCTCGTAAGAGTCAGCCGTGTAGGCGATCACCGGGCCGTACGCGGGGTTGTCAGGGTCAATGCGCCGCCGTTGCGGCTCAGGCTCTCCAGTCGCCTGGAAGAACGCCGAGTATTCGTCGTTCAGGCGCTCGCGAAGTAGCCGCATCTGGGCCTGGACCTGATAGAAAGCCACCGCTCGTTCGGCCACCAGCTGCGTCAGCTGGGCCTTGGTCAGGTTCTTCTTCATGGATGCACCTTCCCAGTCAGCCGGAACCGGCCATTGAAGTAGGGGTGGCTGGCCTGGGTGCTGTTTACCATCGCGCACTCGTCGACGAAGCGCTTGAACGCTGCAGTGACAAGGCTCTTCGTCCAGACCAGGTACTGCGATCCCTTCGCGTCCTCGTGGCCATTCCGGACCATGCCGGCGGAGTTCGGGGCGTGCGGCCATTCCTTGAGCACGTAGTCCACGACCGCGCCCGACAGCCCATGACGCGCCAGCATCGCGGCCTTGACGCCGGTCAGCGACAGGCAGTTCTGCGGGCAGTGGTCCCAGACCGTGGTCTGGCTGAGGTCTTCAATCCGACGCTCGATCCGCTCCAGCGCCACCTGCTGCTCACGCTGCTGGCGCTCAACAGCCACCAAGTGGTTGGCGTTGGCCGCCGTGATCTCGGCCTGCGTCATCGGGCGGCCTGCCTGGCTCTCTAGCTCTTGCCAGCGATCGACAAGAGCAGCCGTGAACTCCGGCGAGAGCTGCGCGACCACGACGAAGCTGTCGCGCTTGCACACTTGGTAAATTGCAACGCTCTGACCGAGGTGATTTTTAACTTCCGTCAATGGCGGGAGTTGAATTGTCCCTCGCTCCGCCAGCCTGGCAATCGAACGCTTCACGTCGTCATGCCGCGAGCCGACCAGCTCGGCGATCTCTTGCGAGGACATAGTCGGGGTGTTTGTAGTGACCAGGTTCATGCAGCACCTCCCGCGCCACGATTTCGGGAAGTTGGTTTTTGTGGCGCGGAGCGCGGCAAGGAGTGGAGCTTGTACTCGGCGTTCTGGCTCTCTTCGTGAAGGCGCCCGGCGGTGTCAGCAAGATGTTGAATCAGCCAGCCAGTGCTGGTTAGAGAACCACTGCTGATCTCACCAGTAGTGCCCACCCAAGCCAAAAGCTCGCCCATCGCCGCGATGCCAGATGTCAGTAGGCTGGCGGTTTGAGAAGCCGCATCGCTAATGGTCTGCAATTGTTCAGCCTGCTCGGCAGTCAAACACGCCCCTTTCTCCCAGGCTGAGGGAAACTGCTGGTCGACACGCACCAACAAATCGTCGAAGCACGGTACTGGCTTGCTCATGGTTGCCCCTCCGCATTCCCGGCCGACACGCCTTTTTGAATGCTCCAAACAAGCGTGGAAACGGTCTCGCTCAGGAATTTCAAGGCTTCCATTGCATCGCAGAAAACCGGCTCGCCAAAATTTAGCGAGTCATGGACGTGCTGGCACAGTTGCGCCGCTCCGGACGAAAGAACCTTGGCAGTATGCAAGGCGTCCTCGGCGTTGACGCCAGCCTCCACCTTGAGCAGATATAGGCCGCGGTTGTCGATCGGAGTGTCGAGGAATGAAGTCTCGACTGTCTTGGTGGGTTGCGTCGGTGATTGAGCGGTGGTATTTTTTGGGTGCGACATAGCGCATCTCCTATTTGCATAGCGATGTGTATCCAAGACCTCCTGGCAGAGGTCGGTTAAAAGCCCGCCTGGCAGCGGGTTTTTTTGTGCCCTGAATTTGGGTAAACCCCATCATCCACGGAACAAAAAATATGCAACCCCCTCACCCGAGAGGGCCTTTGGCTTACCCTGGGCGGGGATGCCGAATGAATGTTCGTGCGCGCATATCACAGCTCCAAAATTTGCAAGTCACACCCTATGAGTGGTCAGGCAGTGCCCCTCATAAGGAAAGAAATTTCTCTGAAATCTCGAATTGTCATATAAGCCGTATCTTTCGGCAGGTATGCCGCACAAATTGTGGATTTTGGGTTACTGCGCATTGCGCGGGTATTCTCCGTAAGCGCTCCCACCATACGATCTGGTCTGGCCGGATGGCTTTTAACCGCGATTAAAGATTGAGCATTGCCTTCAAAAAGATTACGCATGCGGAAACACCCAGATGTGGAGGCAGGCGTACAGGACGATGGTCGGCGAGCCGTCCCTTTTTCGTAAGGTGGTAAACACACTTGGGAATTCATACAGCACCACTTGCTGTACTGGATGTACTAACAGCAGATTCGTTGGGCTGCGATTGATGGCTATCCGTCGGTACGCTATCAACCAACATGGGGCGATGCTCCGGGTACAAGTCAGGACGGAGAGCGTGTCTAGAAATTCCGGTCGCCGCCTCTATACTCAAGACGTGGTGAGCAGGGATGCCCCTTACCTTCCAATGCGAAATCGCCATCGGGGTGATCCCGACAATTTTTGCCAGCATGGCCCCTGAGCCTGCCTGGGCTATTGCTTGGTCTAGAGCGGTAGCAGACATAAACGTTCCGGGTAAATTTCGAGCAATGACTAAACAATACGTTTATTCAATAAACAGCGCAAGCCCTGTAAACTCCGTGTTTATGAGTAATGAACATTCAGGTCACAGACTCCGGCACGTGCTTCAGGCAAGCGGTAAAGCGCCTGCTGATTTCGCGTTTCTGATGAAGATAAGCCCGCAGACGCTGAACAATTGGTTCGTGCGAGGCGTTCCCGGCCGCCAGGTACTTACGGTCTCGAAACTGCTGCGCGTTAAACCGGAATGGCTCGAGAGTGGGATAGGACTGCCACTGTCAGACGAGGAGGTCGAAGCCAATCGGAAAGTGACGGAAATGCCTCCCGAAGAGCTTGAGGAGTGGATTAGGCAGAAAAACATCGGCCGATCCAGGCGCCCCAGCAGAGTGTTTTCTTATCCAGAAATATCCTGGGAGCTGGCAGGAGGCCCAATCGAGGACAGAGACGCTGCTGACTACGAGGATCGCATCAGACACTCCTCAGATGCTGAAGCAGGCGAACATGCATTTTGGCTGAGCGTCAAAGACGATTCGATGACCAGTCCAGGGGGAATCACTTTTCCAGCACGCTACTTAATCTTGGTCTCGCCTGATGTTGAGCCCAGGGCTGGTCAGTATGTCTTGGTTCGCATTCCTGAGTTGAACGAAGCTACCTTCAAGCAGTTGGTGATCGACGCAGGGGATTGGTACCTGAAACCCCTCAACTCAGCGTTCCCCATGAAGGCGTACGATGACAGCTGGGAGATGGTAGGGACGATCGTGGACGCGAAAATCCCACCGTCTGCTCTGAAGTAATCATCCCTAGCACCTCCAAGCCAAACCGCCTCCGGGCGGTTTTTTTGTGCTCATCAATCCTCAATAAACATTTTGTGTTGACTGCGATGTAAACATATTGTTTACTAATGCTCATTCCCCACATGGATGGAGCCATTTTCATGAACGTACTGACCTTCGGTAACTGGACTGGCAATCTTGGAATGGGCCTGGCTGAGCGTGAGTTGCAGTGCGTCATGGCGGTTGCCTGCGGACTGACCAGCAAGGAAGCCGCCCGCGAGTTCGGCGTAGCCAAAGATACCGTCGATAAACGTCTTCTCTCCGCCAGCACAAAGCTTGGCGTTATCAAGCGTGCCCAGCTTGTGGCCGAAGCCATGCGCCGCGGCCTGATCTCCCCGATGATCCTCACTCTCTGCGCCATCTTGGTCGGACACTCCTTTGCCGGCACCGATGAATTCACCCGCGTCCGCCGCCCCGGTGAGCGCAAGCTTGTCGAGCTCCGTATTCACCGCCGCGCCGAGAGCACCTGGGCGGTGGCCTAACAGCGCCCTGCTGACTTAACCCAGTCCTGATTTCTGCGAAAACCAACAACCGCGGCAGGCCACCCGCTTGCCCTAAAAATGGAGTTTGACCATGTTGATCCTTACCCGTCGCGTAGGCGAAACCATCCGCATCAACAGCGATATCGCAGTCACCATCCTGGGCGTTAAGGGCATGCAAACGCGCCTTGGGGTAGAAGCTCCGGAAGGCGTGCACGTGCATCGCCAAGAGATCTTCGAGCGCATTCGCGCCCAAGGCGGCAACCTACCTTCTACCGCATCAGACGAAGCAAGTGCATCCGCTGAGGTCGACCTGCAGGCCAAGCTAGTCGAGCGTGAGGCCCAGCTGGTTGAGGCCGATGTGCTGCTGAGAGAGACAATCGCCTTCATCAGCGATTACCAGGGCAACGACGAGTTCCGCGACATGCTTGTGGCCCGAATCGACAAGCTCCTTGATCGTCACAAGGAACCAAAGCCAGAGGATCAGCCATGAGCCAAGCCGGCCTGCTCCTGTTGCTGTGGGATGCCCTACAGCACCGCCAAACTACCTTTGGCCAGGTGCTCGACCTGCCTGCCGCTTGCGGTCTAGATGGTCGTTGCGTGCTGGCCGACCACTTTCGGGGACTGCCATGATCAAGCTCCGGGCAATCAACCCCGCCGCCCTCCCTGCCATCGGCCAGCCCCTTGGCGGCGGTTTCTATGGCGGTCGCCTGTTCTTCGATGGCGCCGAGCACGCGGTAATCGACTCCGGGCGTGAGTTTGAGGTGCTGGCACAGTGGCAGGACCAAACCGGCCCGCGGATCACGGTGAGGGGCGCGCAGTCGCGCCTCGACGGCTACGCCAATACCGTGGCCATGGCCGAGGCCGGCAGCGCAGTAGCACGCAAGGTGCTGGCCATGACGATTCGCGGCCAGCGAGGCTGGCACTTGCCAAGCATCGAGCAACTGCAAGTCATGCGCACCAACCTGCTGCAACTGCCTGGCTGGGACCGCTACTACAGCTCTCTCCGTGGCGGCGGACCTGTACAGGCCTTCACGCACATGGAGTACTGGTCCAGCACGCAAAACACTTCCGGCAGTTCCTGGTGCCTCCACATGCTGCCCTGGTGCGTGCCGACCACGAACTGGGCGACCAAGAGCAAGGGCATCAGGCCAGTGCGTACCCTGCTCATCAGCAAAGACGCCTATATGCACGCACCGTCAACCGACGCGACCATGCCCGCCGCCGATTTGCGAGGCCTGACAAACCAGCATGCAGTGGCCACCGTGCTCGATCGGTTCGTGAACGAGGATTCTGGGAAGTTCTACGGGCGGGCCGAGGCGCTGGTGGCCGAACTGGCGGCGCTCGCAGCGACTGTCGTGACAGATCGGCGTGACAACCCGAACCTGACGCATCAGGCGTCGAATCACAGTGTCGACTGAGGCTCAGCCATGGCTAAAGTTATAGCTCAGATCACCGCCAGCCTACCCAGGCTCATGGAGGTGGGCGAGTATCGAAAACTGCGCTACGCCGGCGGAAAGCCGAGCTTGCAGCAGCTCAAGAAATGGATTGATGAGGGGGAGTTAGCGGGCGAAGTCCGCGGCGGCATGTACTTCGTCGACCTTCAGTCCGCCGTGATCGGCTCGAACGACCCGCTCTTGGCTCAAATGTTAGATATTTGAAATGGCACCACGACCGCGCAGCCCGAAAAACAAGACGCTTCCGCCCAACCTGTACCCAAACGGGAAATACTGGCGGTACAAGAACCCGATCACCGGGAAGATTACGAGCATCAACAAGCCTTATGACGAGGCCGTGCGCCTGGCCAAGGCTGCGAACGCCAAGCTGGCGGTCTTGATGACCGACAACGGCGAGATGCTGGAGACGATCACCGGCGAGAAGCTGCCGACCCTGGGCGCCCTGATCGATCGCTTCGAGGCGGAATGGCTTCCAGAGCGCGACTATGCGCGCTCGTCGCTGGAAGAAATCGGTTACAAGCTCAAGCGCTACCGTGCCGACATCGGGCACCTGCTGGTAGGGCAGTTCGATGTGCTGGCCGCGGCCGAGTACCTGGACCAGTTCAGCAACAACGCCTACACGAAGCATCGGAGCCTGCTGGTCAGCCTGCTGGCGTTCGCAGTAGCCAAGGGCATGGTGGAGCGAAACGCCGCAGACCTGACGCTGCTGAAGAAGGAGGCAAAGAAGAAGCGCCAGCGCCATACGCTGGAGGGTGTGCAGAAGATCCTTGATGCCGACACCACGCCGACCTGGCTGAAGCGCGCCATCAAGCTCGGCCTGACCAGCCTGCAGCGCCGAGAAGATATCGTGACCTGGAAGAAGTCGGCAGTTGACTTAGTGAAGAACACCATCAAGGTGTCGCCAGGCAAGACCGATAATTACGACACGCCGATCCACCTGCAGATTGTCATGGGCAAGGCGCTGCGCGAGGTGGTAAACGAGTGCTTCCGCTCTCCCGTCCTTTCGCCCTTCTTGATCCACTACAGCCCTAAGGCCCGCCGGAGGGAGCAGATCGAAGCGAAAGAACACTGGACGGCCGTTACCCCCGACTACTTGTCCAAGAGCTTCAGGAAGGCCCGGGATGCTGCACAGTCCTACGACCATCTAGAGCCAGACGAGCGGCCGACCTTCCACGAGATCCGGGCCCTGGGCGCATGGCTGTACGAACAGCAGAAGTTTTCCACCGAGTACGTGCAAGCATTGATGGGGCACGCCACTGCCGAGATGACAGAGCGGTACCAAGACGGGCACGAACCGAAAGAAATTCGGTACGTCGAAGTGAAGGCGGACCTGGCTCTCTGA